GATTTAACGGCCGATTTCTTATAAAGTTTAGCGTTTCTAAACGACTGGCCTGGCATCTTTTTATATTATTATTACAAAAGATTTTTTTTTATAAAATTAAACGCGTTTTAATTTAAAGATTATTTTCTATTCTTATCATAAGAATGAAATGGCACAACGAAGTAACATCTGTGTTTGGGACTTTACAATACCAGTGGCTAAGGTGGATAACCTTGAAATTCTTAAGGACAAGCTTAAGATTCATTGTAAAAAATGGATTTTTCAGGAAGAAAAAGGAATAAGTGGATACGAACATTACCAGGGTCGAGTATCACTTAAAGTTAAAAGTCGCAAGGGACCTTTGTTGGGATATGGAGAGCATTGGTCACCGACCTCTAACGAGAACGAAGACAACGAGTTTTATTGTATTAAAAACGACACACGCACCGCTGGTCCATGGTCGGATAGAGACCTCTACATCCCGAAACAAGTAAGAAATATCAGCTTATATCCATGGCAAGTCCAAATCCTCGAAGACGCACATACGTGGGACACAAGGACGATAAACTGTATTATTTGCCCTAAAGGCAATATTGGTAAATCAACATTAAGTACATACGCAGGAGCACGTGGCTTGGCGCGCTCTTTACCTATGATGGAGAGTTATAAGGACTATATGCGAATGGTTATGGACACGCCTAAGTCTAAGTTATATTTGGTAGATTTTCCTCGCTCCATGAATCGTGTTGCCTGTGCTTCATTTTGGAGCGCTATCGAGACAATCAAGAACGGTTATGCTTATGATGACCGTTATGGGTTTAGAGAAGAGTATTTTGATTGCCCGAACATCTGGGTATTCATGAATACAACTCCAGATGAGAATTTCCTGTCTAAAGACCGCTGGAAATTTTGGGAGGTTTCAAATGGCGAACTAAAGTTCTGTAACACTAAATTTGAAACGACTGGAACTATTGGAACTATTTTAATTCACGATGAATAAAATTGAGATAAGTGGGTCGCTACGCTCCAACATCATTGAAAATGTTTAAGATATAATTTGGGATTTTATCGTAATCCGACATTATAACTTTTTTATAGATTTTTAGTAATCCCGCGCTTCGGGTCACGCACTTCGTGCTTAGATCCTTGCGCTTAAGCGTCTTCATATTCGGCATAAGTTTGAACATTTAGACCAAAATAAGATGGTGTCTCGGCAAGCTGAGCCACAGAAACGTTTCCTACCGCAGGATAAAACGTAGCGAAAAGTGTAAGATTTTCTATCATATCATCATTCGGATTTACATCATCATCCTCATATTTAATATGTTTATTCTTAAGAATATATTTTGTGACATCGAACCCGAATGAACGGGTAAGACTAAAGTCATTGTTCGTAGTTTGAGGTGGATTGGGATAGTTCGGTGAAAACGCCTGTCCCATCTTAAATCTTTTCCTCCAATAAATCTTGTATTTATCTTTATTGATAGGATATAGGATTGTTGCTGCCGTCGCATTAGGTGTAATTGCTCCTGCGCCATCTTGATATAAATCCTCAAGCTGGTCTGTTACTGCTGACGCATTATTCAAAAGTCTGGCAAAATAAACATCTACGTAACCAATAGAAGTATTAACTAATGGTTTATTTGGGTCTTCTTGAGCAAGTACGGTTGGCTGAATTAATCCCTTAATCACCCACCGTTTAAGTTTAATTGTATTTCCAATACGCTGATTCTGTGCTGGACCCTGATTTATATCAAATAACTGCGAACCCGCTGTATTGCTTCCTGGTGCCCAAAGAAAATACGAAAAGTAATTTGGGTCACCGCCCCCATCCTTCAAAGTCATGATGGGTGATATATTAGTTCGAGATTCAGTAAATTTATTCTCGACATTTTGGGAAATAATACGTTGTACTCTCTGAACCAAAGTTGGTCTGGTTCTGCGAGCTGACATCACCTTCTTAGCACGCGGCGATTTAACGGCCGATTTCTTATAAAGTTTAGCGTTTCTAAACGACTGGCCTGGCATCTTTTTATATTATTATTACAAAAGATTTTTTTTTATAAAATTAAACGCGTTTTAATTTAAAGATT